TAATATTTTGCAATTTTGTTATTAAAATTGTAATATTTTGCAATTTTGTTATTAAAATTGTAATATTTTGCAATTTTAATATATATGGATATTTTGGCATTTATAATAATATTATTGCATGTCATATTTGTGTTATTTGTTGTATTAACGCCATTTTTAGGAAGTAATTATTTTCTAGTTTTACATTCATTTGTGGTACCATTTATGATGATGCATTGGACTATTAATAACAATGCATGTATATTAACAATAATAGAACATCAAATTAGATGTTTAGTTATAGATAAAAATATTCCAATTTGTGAATCATTTACATATAAACTTATTTCACCTGTATATGATTTTAGAAAAAATCATAGTGATTATTCTTCTTTTATATATATTATTACAATCTTATTATGGACAATAACAATGTGTAAGTTATTGAAAAAATTAAAAAACAAAGAAATAAAAAGTTTGGATGATCTGTTAAGGACATAAAATAAACATATTTCAATATGTTTATCATAAAAATAATATGATAAACATATTTTAATATTGAATAATATTATAATGAACATAATACAAGCATATTTAAAAAAATATAATAAGTGTATAATAGCAATTTCTGGTTTATGTGGTTCTGGAAAAAGTAATATAGCAAAACAATTAGCATTGGATCTTGAAAGAAATAAAGTTCCATTTAAATTAATAAATTTGGAAGAATACCGTTATAATGAAAAAGAAATTAAAGCAACTATAAGTGAAGGAAATGTTGTAAATGATACAGAAAATTTAGGTATGTATGATTGGGGAAAGTTTAATAATGATATTGAACAATTTATGGGAAATGGTGTTATAATTTATGGTGAAATGTTACCAGAAAGCAAATTAAAAATACAACCAGATATTCACTTACATGTTAAACAAGTAAAACAAAATTTATTAGCAAATAGAAAAAAATATGTTGAAAAACATAATCAAACATTTGATGAGGAAAAAGAATTACAGATAATGAATAAAATAATTTATCCAAGATATATGAAATATTTAGAAGAAGAATCAAAAAAAATAAATAAATTTCTTAATGCTAATAAAAAAAATGAAGAAGAATTAATTAATGAAGCATTTGGATATATTATGAATTTTGTACAAGAAAAATTATAAAAATTATAAAATTATAAAATTATAATTTTATAATATATATATATGAATATTTCAGAGTTGCTACAAAAGTTGTCAAAATATCAAAAAAAAGCAGGACAAGCAGGAGGGGGAAATTCTTTATATAATGATAAAGTTAAATATTATCTTCATGAGTTAGAAAATGCAGGATTTAATACATCAAAATTGGTTGGAGGAGAAGGAGAAATTGAAGAAGATAAGAAGAAAGTAGAACAATCATTGATTGAACAAAAAGGAAAAATGGAAAAAATTAATGGATTGTTGGAACAATATAAGAGTAATATTGTAACTGTTAAAGATGCATTATTTAAAAATGAAAGGGAAAATCAAAAGTTAATGATTGAATGTAGTACAGAACGTGGTAAAATGGAAAAAGAAATTGAAAGTGTTAAAAAAGAATTAGAAAATGCTAAGTTAAGTGGAGAAGGAAAAGAATCAGAAATTGTTCAAAAATTGGAAGAAAAGGAAAAAACAATTTTGGAACAAGTAACAAAAATAAAAGAAATGGAAGCACGAATTGAAGCAATGAATAAACAAGTTGAAGAATTAATGAAGAGTGCAGAAGAAGTTAAAAATGTTAAGGAAACAGTAAAAACAATTGTAGTTGATTTACCAAAACATAATGAAGCATTGGAAACCGTAAGTGAACAATTATCTGGATTTGTAAATGAATTAAAGAGTTTAGCAACAAAGCCAGAACTTCCCCCTCCGCGTGTACCAGCTGTACCAGTCGTACCTGTAGAAGAAGAAAAAAATAAACCAGTAGAAACTGTTGTTAAAGAAGCATCAGAAGCATCAGAAGAAGAAAAAAAGAAGAAAGAAGAAGAAGAAAAACAACTATCATTAACTCCATAAGTTGATAAATTAAAAGAATAGGTATTCTTTTAATTTAATAGATGTATTAATAGATGTAGATAATTCGTGAATTTTTATAATCAGCTTTTGCAATATACCAAAGGCAGGAAAAAACATATCCTTCGCGGTTTATAATTTTATTTTGAAATTCCGTGAAATAAGAAATGTATCCATCATTTTTAAAATCATAACCAGTTACAGCATCCTTGGAAAAATTTTTTCCAATAACAATTGAATATTTATCATCATCAGATTTATGTGATTTATATTGAATAACATATATTAATGTTTTAGGATGGATTAAATTTTCAGGAATAATGGAAGAATTGAAATCTAGCATATCAGAATAATAAACATTTTGTTTGACAAATGGTTTATCTGTTACAATGAATGTTGCATCGGGTACTGTAATAATTGCATTTTTAAGTGTCATTATTTTTACTTCTGATCGTCTATTGGGAAGAGTGATATTTTGTTTATTAATTTTAACAGCAAGATCAATTGGAAGAATGTTATCATTTGAATCAGTAAGAAACATTTTATTATCTTCATAATTTTTGATTGTGAATGTTCCTTTAAAAACAATAGCACGCAATGATTTGGGGCAAACTACAAGAGTTATTAAATAAGATTGTTCATTATTAGTATATGTATCGTATAATAGAGGATATGATGTCATAATATCAAGAAGAACAATACGCCATAAATTACCAGATGAATATACAACAACATGATCAGATAAATTATAATTTTCGGGGATTTGTAATTTTATGTTATAATCTTGTTTTGTTAATATATTTGTTAACAATGTTTTATTGTCCATTATATAAAAAAAATTGAAAATATAAATAATTAGTTTATATTATTACAATAAAATAATTATTTAAGATGGTAGAACTAGCAGAAGATAAACTATCGTTAAAAATAATAAGACAAAATATTGATTTTTCAGAGTATGAGTTTCCAAAGACATTAAAATATTTGGCTATTGTTGATTGTAACATTGAAAGTTTTGATGGAACATGGATACCGGACTCAATTAGGGAATTTGTGTTTAATAATAATAGAACAGATGAGATAATTAATTTACATAATGGAATTGTTGACATTGAGATAAAAAATAATAATATTGATGAGTTAATATTGCCGGAAAGTGTAGAAATTGCAAATATATCATGTAACAGTGATTTACAAAGTATTACATGTGGTGACAAATTGAGACTTTTAGATATAAGTGCTACATCAATTGATTGTATTGATGATATTCCGGAATCTATTGAAGTATTATTGTGTAATAATTGTGACATACTAACAATAAACAAATTTCCTCCCAAATTGCAAGTATTTTGTGCTAATAACTCGGAAGTAGAAGAAATATTATGTCCATTTCCATTAACATTGGAAAAAATAGATTTGGGAAGAAATGATATTAAAATTTGTCCTGCAATACCAACAACAACTGCACAAGTTGTTATTCCAAAAAGAATAATAAAATGTAAAACAGAACAAAAACCAGTTAATACAATTTCAGTTCCACAAGGAAATAAATGTTATACAATTTAAAAATAAAAGTTAAAAATAAAAGTTAAAAATAAAATTGAAAAATTAAAAATATAATATTTATAAGTTTATGAATATTATATGTTAGTTTTCAATGGGATGGATTTATGTAATAATTGGGAAATATTGGAAAGTTTTATGTGAATATTTAAAAAAAAATGATATTTTAACGTCACTGTATCAATATGAATTAAAAAAGGGAGATAAAATTTTACTATATAATAAAAAATTAAATGGAGGGTTTTGTGGGATAGCAACTGCAAGTGATGTAATGGAAAAAAAAATAGTAAAAAATAAAATTATATTTGATGACAAAAATATGGAAAAATATTTTGTTAAGATTGATAACGAAAAAATATTTAAGAAAAATTATGGATTAAAAGAAATAACAGATAAAATGGAAAGTTATATTTCAAGAAAATATTTTACGGGAAATGTAATATTTGTGAAAATAGATGATAAATTATTAGAAAGAATTTTATTAACAATTGAAAGTTTAGAATTAAATATTCAAAAGAAAGTTAAGAAAACAAAAAAAACGAAGAAAACAAAAAACCTAAAAGAAGAAAAAGAGGAAAAAAAAGAAATAATTGAAGAACATATTTTACATGATCAACATGTTCAACATGTTCAACATGTACCAATATTTATAAAGCCATGTTCAAATTTTATATTTACAAATAAAACAGATGATATAATAGAAATGTTTAAAAGACATTATGGATGTTGTGATAAATGTGAAGTTGTAAATAATAATAATGAAGAATTGTCAAGATATTTAGAAAAAGAAATAGAATATTGTGAAGTTGGTGGAACAAAATGTGATGAAGTAATAAAAGATTATTTAACATGTAATAAACAAGTTAATCATAAAATAATAATAAATAGAATAATGGATGGAATATATTATAATTGTTTAATAATAAATTGGTAAAGTAGTTATTTTTTTCTATCAATAATATATATAATAGAATATGGCACTTCCGTTACAAGCGATTATAGGCGCAGCTGCTAAAAATTTCAATATTGGAACAGCTAATGCATCTGGTATTGATGAACATTTTACTGAAATAACAATAACTGCTGATTTGACTTTGTCAACTGATAGTAAATTAATGTTTATTAAAGTAACAAATGGTGATACATCGTCGCATAATGTTATTTATAAAAAATTACTTCCTACAAATACAACACATACAGTTGCATGGTCTTCTGATGCTACAACTGCTGTTACAACACAAGCATTAACAGCTGGGCAAACAGCAAGTTTTGTACGATCGTTTTATGTTGATGTTGGTACTCCAACTGTTTTTATTCCATGTTGGATATTAAGTGTTATTGCATAAATATTTTATTACTAAATCAAATTTAGTAATAAAACATATTATGTTTTTTTTTCTTATAATAATATATATAAAAAATGGCACTTCCATTACAAGCTATTTATGCAACTGTTGCAAAGAAGCTTAATGAAGGATATGAAAATATTTCAGAAGTAACAGGAGAACATTTTGCTAGATATGATATTGAAGCAACTATGACACTTCCAACAACAACTAATTTGTATTTTGTTGAAGTTGAAAATACAAGTGGAGGTGCATTAAATGTTGATTATGCAAGTCTTGCTGCAGCAACAGGATCTGGTGTATGGACATATTATATAGCTGGTGATGCCGATGGTCGGTATTCATTAGCAGATGGATATAAATGTCGTTTTATTCGTTCTTATATTAAAGATGCATCTGATAGTAATTTATTTAAAAGTGTATGGATGAGAAGTCCACCAGTTGCTGTTTAAAATAATAAAATTTTATTTAAAAATTATATTTTACATTATAACTTAATGTAAAATATATATTATGTTTTAGATTAAGAATTATTTTTTCTGATAATAATATATATAATAAAAATGGCACTTCCATTACAAGCTGTTTGTGCAACACCCGCAAAAAATCTTAATGAATATAGTGAAAAAATAACAGAGATTGGAGGTTTTTATTTTGGTAAGATTCAAACTGCTACTAGCTTTACATTGTCTACTGATCCAAATTTGTTGTTTGTTGAAGTAACAAATACCGATGAT